TGCAAAAAAGAAGTAAAGGGGAAGGAGGTGGCTGGCCTCCCAACTGGCTGGGTTACAGCATGCCTCGGGCGACACGCGTGGCGCCTGAGACATGCCATATGGATGGTTTTGCTTTCTTCAACCACTTCCTACTGGCATTACCTTTTCTTCATCACCACAAGGCAGGAACTAGCTGCCTTTTGGTCTTGCGTCAACACCTGTACACTAAACATTACTGTGATACGCGATGGAAGACAACGTGACAAGGCTGGACGCCGAGGGCGTACTCCGGCGCGCGATTGAGGCACGGCAGCGAACCACCGCTGACCACTCCACCCCTTCTGATCTCTCGGCCCCAGCACCCAAGAGGCGGGAAATTTTGAACTGGGCGGATGATGTCGAGGAAGCTATCTTGCGGGGTGAACTGTATCACGCGGATTCGGTTGACGCCAGCGCACCCATGGTGCAACGGCTAGATATTGAACTCCAGGCACGTGACGCTGTATCACGCCGCACCAAGGCAGCAGGCCTAGGCACCACGTCCATCCTCCGGGGACCAGCCGGCGCGGAGGCGCTAGCCCAGGGATCGGCCACGGACCAGGCTCTCCAGCACATCTGTGGGCTGCCGAGTGGTACCGGGGTCACGTCCTCCACCTGGACGGACGCTGACATCCGCGGGTACGCTACGGAGGCGCAGCTGGACAAGATCGAGAAAGCCATCTGGTCTGCCCTCGACAAGTCAGTGGGGCGGGCTCAGCTGCCAAGTGGATGCTCCCTCGACGTGTGCGAGTACTCAGAGCAAAATCTGTTCATTCCTGCCAGCCGGACCGGGCGCTGGTATGCATGCTACGTGCGGCCCGAGGTGCTCGTGCTGGTGTACGCTCGTGGCAGGTACGTCCATGATGTAGCTGTAAACACTCACCTAACACGGTTGCGCGAGCATGACACTACTGCTTACCGCGACGTGTTGGCTGTGCTGGCCGCCATTCAGGTGGGGGTGGTGTACGGTAGGTTTATATGCCCTTTTGTCCTGCTGCAGGACGCCGCAATCAAGGACATCCTCAAATCCGCCCAGCGTTCGGGCCATTCGTCAATCGTGAGGCCGGACCACTACTTTGGCGGCGGCCCACTGCAGGTGGCGGACAGCCACGGCTCATTGACTCATGACCAGGCTTTAGGACGTGATCGCCGATCTCCAGTCACCTTTTGGCACCCGGACGGCGTCGCTGCACAAGGTGTTGTGGGAGTTGCTGACGTCCCAGCTAGTCTCGTGGTAGGGCTTGGGGCTAATGGGGGCAAGGCACTGACGGCCAGCACTGTAGCAGTCCGCGTGGCGGGGACAGGAGAGGTCTGCTTAGTCTCCACTACCGCAACCGCGAACGCCCCGCTCGATATGTTACGGACGGCAATAAAGACTCCGCCCTGCGTCAGGGACGGGCTTTATTCGCCCGCGTGCACCGCTGCTCTATACGGGGACGGAGCCGGGTCGGTATACGTCTCTGTGGACGGGAAGCGGATTGGTGTGGAGACTTGCCTCACCCTGCTCAGGCCCGGAGTAGAGGTCGTGGTGCGTGGCCGGGACACCCTGAGCTTGGCGCAAATGCTATTGGGGCTTGTCGCCCTGCAGCAATGGACCTCGGAAATCGGGGGCGGGGGAGAGATCCATGTCACTAAAGGTGGTGAGCCGTGGGGCACCCTCAAGGTGCGACCAGGCGTGGACCTACTGCCCCGGTGGGCGGCAGCACTGCGCACACCCGCTGCCATACGTGGCCACGCCTCGGAGTTGTGGATGGACCATGGTTGCTCAGGCCTGGGGCGCTACCTCATGCAGGACTACATAAAGCACGGACGCTTCGTGGGGTTCCAGCAGTTCAGGGTGAACAAGCGGGGCCCCTTCAGGGAAGCAGTCCGCGAGACCCTCCAGCAGAAGGTGCAGCGCCCTCACGGCGGCATAACCTTACCGGTGTCTTTCGTACTCGACACCGAGTTCTTTTCACGCCGCACGACTACAGGCCATGTTGAGCGCTACGTTTATGCCGTCGGCGTGGCACGCTTCTACGCGGGCGAGTATCAGGGGAGCCTTACTGTGGTGGACAATAGCCCAGAATTGGGAACCTTCATGGAGACTAACGGATCCGCAGTGCGGCGCTACAAGGACAACTGGCAGACGTTGGTGGACGGCGGGTGCCCCCAGGGCAACCCAGCTGACGTCCTGGCTAAGCTACGGGAGCTGTCGGATCTCCCCGGGGTACGAATATTCGCTAAGGGCGCGGATGCTGAGGCAGAGATACTGGCCAGCGACGTGGACGGCGCGACCCGGCTCTTCCGCCGGCAAGGCAAGTTGCGAGCGCCAGTGCGCGAGCTGGGCCATGTAGCCGCAAAGTACGAGGAGTACGCTCGAGGGGCAGATTGGGACGAGACGCACGATCCGGGACGAGAAGCGGTCTTGTTTGGGTACGCCTGCGGGTTGTGTGAGCGCCTACCGGACCCGTCAGAGATTGGAGGGGACCCCGCGAGGCTACTCCTGTGGGGCCCAGAAGCAGCGGACGTCTAGCTGACCGCGCTGCTTATTCCTGTCTAAAGGTGAGTGGTTGTCACAAGCTGTGGCGATTGCATATTTATTAATCATGACCGAGCCCACTACGCCAATACGTTGACGTTGTGAGCTCACCCTTACGGGGTGCGGTCATTGTGTGT